ATAAATAACTGTATCGCCTATAAATGCGTCTTGACTAAGCACAGCTATTTTTACTAGTTTATATAAATAAAGAGTTACTGGAATTGTATACTGATCTTGTACTGACACAGAAAATGAGGTATCCACGCCACTATCAATTACTGGCAGTTTTAGTAAGATCAGTTTACCTGTATTTTGATCTATAACATTTACCTCATTCATTTTAAACCTTATCTTATATGCTACCCTCATTTTGATTATAAGGAAGGTGGAATCCTGGCATAGATTGAATCTTGCCTGGATGAAGGTGTTGTTTAAGCAGCTTTTCTAATCTCTCCATATCACGGCGAATAGAATCATCCCTAGACTTTCCTCCTTGAATATTGGAGTAAGAAATCTCGTCGTCTTTCCATGAGCCTAGGTCCCAAGTAGACTTATAAATATCAGCGGTCTTAATAAGGATAGCAGCTTGTAATATAATTATAGCCTCGTCTCTTTGAGTAATTACCGGAGGCTCATTACTAGCAAAAGAATCTATATTACTATTTCTACTCACAACATATTCTTCATCGCCTGAATCATACTCAATAAAATACCTATTATTCCACCTGTTAGCTAAAAATCTTACTGCCTGTTCGAGAGCAGTCTGAATTTCTGTGGTTTGATATGTATATGGTTCTGATGTATCTTTAAGATAAAATCTTAAAGCAGGTTGTAAATAGTTTAATGTTGTATTAGCCATAAACTACCTCTGCTGCAGTTCTTCTAATTTACCTTTAATTACATTTAATGTCTTAGCAGGACGATTTTCTTCCTCAGCAATTTTGAGTAGTCGTTGTAAAGTAGTCTCTGAAGTAATTTCATCAAGTCTACTAACAAGAGTAAAGTAACGAGAATGAGATAGTTCTTTTAATGCCTTATCATCTAAAGCATTAACACGATCAACCTCAAATTTACTCTTTTTACTAACTTCTACAATACTTCCAGCCTCAATTAAACCTTTATTAGCTTTTTCAAAGTATCGAACTTCCATTGGAGTCCACAAAGAAATTTCTAGATCGTCTGGGTCTGTATTATCAGGATCTCCTACAATAAGAACTTCTGCCTTTTCTCCAGTGAAATTATCAATAACTCTTAAAGCTACTTTACCAACAATTACTTTTTTGTAAACCTTTTCTGGTTCACCGTCTTCTTGCGAACGAAAAATTTCAGATAAAATGTCTTCCCTAAGTCCCATTATTTAATCTCCTATATAAAGTAAAATTTCCCATATATTTTAAAGTAGTATGGGAGGATTTCTCCCCCCATACTATTATAATTATAAAACTAAGTTAGCTTAATAACGTAAATGCCTTCAGCTTTATCGACAATCATACCCCATTGCTGATAAACCTCTAACGTGAAGTTAGGAGGCGTAGGTTCATTGTCTGTATATTCTTTCCATCGAGGCTCACCATAAGTGATGAACTCGCCAGCATTATGCCCAATAACTAAGACATAATCTTCTGGTAACATTGCCTCATCATCTTTAGGATTATTCCATTGCTGACGTAAACCAACAATATTATCAACACCACGATACTGGCCGATCCAACCTTCTCGTAAGGACTCAGTTAAGATCTCATCACTGAATTGGCCTGTGGAATCATATGTCCCATAACCAGCGAACTCGGTAATAGGAAGCAGATTATTCCTAACACTAACAATTGACTTAACTCCGCCAGTACGATAGTTAATTCTATCAATAGCGTCATCAAGCGCAGATTTTGTCAGGTCCCCAGAAACCTCTGTATAGTTATTGGGGGTATTTGTGCTATTCCACACAGTTGATAAGGAAGCAAACACACGGCCAGCGAAAAAGTCAATTAAGCTGGAGATCATTTCTTTACGAATTTCCTGTAAAGAACCAAGCTCGCCACGCTCAAGATCCCACTGACTCATTGCAACCTTAACAATATGATTATCAAGCGTATAATTTACTCGATCATCAACTGTAATCTCATCTGCTAAATGGATAGTACCAGGAACCATCTTCCGAACACGAATATTCGGCTCACGTAATTTCTTAACCAAAAAGTCTCCCTCTTTTAGAGTTCGAGTATTAAGGAATAAAGAAATTAAATCAGAGGCAAGATGATTAGGCTTAACCCATTCAACAATAGCTTCCGAAAGAACTTTTCGGGAAGCTTCCGTCTGAGAAAGCTCGGCTAAAGCTTTCTTAACAGTCTCTTGATTTTTAATATTCATTATAAATTCTCCTTCACCTAAGATAAGATACGGAACGTAAGTTCCATATTATCTGTATCTAATTCTTCAATCCGCGCAACAGCAGTTCCACTATCATGACCCTGCAGCTTGCCCTTATTATCTCCGGAGTATGCAACCTCTAACTTGCCACCCTTGGACATTGCAGAATCATAAATGAAATGTCCACTTGTAACAGTAATAACTGCACCATCACCGTAAATTCGGACTAAAGTTCCAGAAGGAATTTCTGCATTTTCACGATCACCAGGATAAACATGGGAAACTTCTGGCGTATAAGGATCATTGCCGTCCTGATCCCATCCCTGTCGTAAAGCCCAGTCATAGCTTGGGCGAGAATCATAGTAAGGACCTTCTAGTTCCGTAGGAACAAAGTCGATGCAGAAAGAAGCATTTCCGGCCTTACTACTAGTTGTGGGCAGCTCTACGCCATAAATGCCGTCGTCATCTGTGCCATCATCAGAAAGCACAACCATGCGGCCAGCATAGATATCTTCAAGCGTGATCCCACCAAAAATATCACGATACTTATTAATTTCCATCATTTCCTCCATTTTGGGAGTTTAAAAATTCAACTAAAACTTCAACGCTATCCCCACGAACCTCTGTAGGAAGTTCGGGTACTGTACTATTTAAGCCTGACTCTTCTTTTCCACTACTTTTCTCTTTAAAAAGTGGAGCAACGGTCGTAATAGCCTCAAACTGCTCTGCGGAAAAATCAAGCATAGTAGAAAATAGGTCTTCAGATACATCACCAAAATTTTCAGAGATTTCTTCTTTTCTCTGAGTGATTTTGCGCTGTTTCTCAACCTCTTCTTTAAATTGTCGCAACTCTTCAAGCTCTTTCTGAAGTTCGTCTTTAAGCTCTTCGTCAGTCTCATCACCAGTATCTTTAGTTTCTTCATCTTCTGGCTCTTCAACTTTATCAAGCTCTTCAACAGTTTCTTCTGTATCTGTTGGTTCTTCAACTTCATCATCGAGTTCTGGAGTTTCTTCTATCTCAACATCATTTTCCATTTCTTCTGAACTCATATCACTTGTCTCCAAATCATTCTTTAATTTTGACATCTCAATAATCTTAGTTCTTCCTCTGTACGCTGGATCTGTTACTAGCGTAGTTGCTAGTAACATAGGATTTTTAAGCCAGCGAACATCCTCAGAAACTTCTACATCCTGATAAGCAACTTCCCATGACAAATAAGCCTCATCTTGGTCCACTAAATTTTTAATTTCTTGAACTTCTACTGGACTTTCCTCTGGCCACAATATACCTTCACCTAAGATTTTATTGTCTTCAATAGAAGCAGATGTGATTACGCCTACAGGAAAACTTCCTTCATGCTGCTTATATTGTCCCCGCATAGATTTAATAGGCATAAATACAGAGGAGTAAGCTAAACCCATAAACTCATCCATTTTAATACCGATACCATTACCATTTGGCCGGTTATCTGTTAGGATGAAACTAATACTTTTTGTATTCGGGTTAGAGACTGATTCGCCTATAGAAGAATTATGTTTCTTCTTCTGTATCTTGATCTTGCTGGTTATCGTTATTGTCTTCATATAAATCTTCACCAAATAATTCACTCTGTAAATTCTTATCACGTTTAATTAGATACTGTTCTTGATTGAAGTCAAACCCGGCTAATTTCGCTAAACTAGAACCAGAAACGATATTTTTGTTATACATTTCCTGCGAAATTTGAATTAGGTCAGAAAGGTCAACCAAATTAAGCGGATCAAATGTGACTTTAGGAACCGTATCTAAATTATTTCTTTTAGCTATTTCCCTAAAAATTTTATTTAATAAGCCTATGAAGTCATTTCTCATAGCTCTCATAGTATTGAGAGGAGATAATAATGCAGATCCAGTAGATCCAGAATTAGATCTTTCTTTCTCCCCCGTAATTAGAAATTTAGGAAACCCTAGTCCATACAAAATTTCTTGGTTTAACTCTGTATATTTATCAGAATTTAAAAGTACATCAATATTAGGAGTAACCCAATCAATTTCCACTGTATGATTAGTGAAAAACTCCACAATTCTTTCATAATTATTAGCAGAGCCTCTTCGTCTGAATTCTCTTTCTAAGTCGTCTAAAATATCTTGATCATCAATAGTAATAGGATATTCGTCACTACCAATCTTAACATGTAAGATGGCATTGATGACTCGACTTGCAATTGCATAGTCCATTTTTCTTAAATTTCTTTTATGGATTAAAAGCTCTAATACAGGCATTAAATAAGGAATTGGGTACTGTGTTCTTAATACAGGTTTTCTACGAATTACAAAAGAATCCTGTAAAGGAATTTTTGTCTCACCTTTTTGTACCTTATTAACAAACTCGGGAAAATATTTCTTTAGCATGTTATAAGTTTTAATATCTTCTACACCGTCAGAATATTTACCTTTGTTTTGAATTAAAGTAACAGTGCTATTTGGAACTTGCCAAATAGGGATAACCCTACTAGGAATTGGTGTTGCCCTCAAATTAATATTGTCTGGATTTCTTACCCATAAATCAGACGGTACAATATAGTTATTTTCTAAACCTGTTTGTTCTGTGTCTACTTGTTGCCATACTGTACCAGAAACTATAAGACCAGATAAAAAATACTCTGTAGCTGCCTGAGATAAGAAACCTCTTAGCTTATTTTTTATATAATAAAAAACTTCTGCTTCTTTTGGCTCATTCTCAGGAAAAACAATAGATAAACCGTTAATAGCAATCTCTACTTGTTTATCAACTACAGTTCTAATAATTCCTTCTCTCTCATAGAAGAATTTACATAAGTCTACAATCTCATGCCACTTTTTAGGTAATCCCGGTTTATTATACTGACTCTGAGAACTTGGGAATGTGCTGGACTCCCAGGGATTAAATTTTTTCTCAGCTTTTGCCTTCATAAAATATGAGATGGAATTTTCTTTTTGTTTTTTAGTAACTTCTGTCATAAATTAGCCCACCTAGATGTAAATAATTGAACAGGTTTTTCTTTTTCCTCTGAGGTATCTTCTTGAAGATACATAGCGTATGCAAAACAGAGTAGTGAAGCAAACCTGTGATCCTCACCCTTTAAACCGCCAGAGATTGTTCTTACCCTATATAAGGTTTTACCACTTCTACCTTTATAAGACTCAACTCTCTCTAACTCAGAAAGCAAATCTCTATCTTTTTCGGACAAATATAGTTTGCTATTATCAAATAAACGTCTTAACTTTTCTGCTGAAATACTTTTAACCCTAGACTTAATCTCGTTACCATCTAAATCAACTCCTACTACATGACTAGTAGAAAAATTAACTGATATTAGACGATCCTCATAAAACTTATGAGGAAACTTAGAGACTAGTTCTTGTGTTACTGCTACTCCTGCATGTCCCTCATCAATAGCTACAAATGAATAGCCATGTTCCTCATCAAGTCGATTTATAATTTTTATTTGATCTGGATATTCTATGTGCTCTAACTCAATTCTAGCATAATTTACCCAGTGGTTTCTAACCTTTTTAAATATACTAATAATAGTAGGATCTGTATATCCTAAGTCAATTCCTAAAGCTGTAGTATCTGCTTTCGGTATATTTTTTATCATTCTATTTATCTTCATTGGATCAGTCTTAATATCTTCTCTGTTTAAACCATATGTATACATAGGAATTGACTTTAAAGGTATGGAATCTTTAGCAAAAACCATTGTTACTGGTGACGCATGTCTTCCTAAAACTAATCTTTGATAGTCATCACTATCTTCTCCACTATATTGCTGAATATTCCTAATCTCATCATCTTTAGAATATCTTGGATTGTCATGAGCCGATACTCTATGGTGTGTGTACTGGCTTGATATTTTATCAGCAAAATATAATACGTTATTTTCTCTTTCTCCAGAAGGAGTTCCGCACACAATCACTTGAAAACCTTTTTCCCAAGTATTTACTGTGGGAATTAATTCTACCCACACATCCCAAGGGAAAAACCCTGCCTCGTCTACAAATAGGACTGGAGTATGTAACCCAATAACACTAGCACCGGTTCCAGAAATACCAGCGATACGACAATCAACAGTAACCCCATTTTTTGTAGTTATATTAAATACCTGGGAGTTTATACTATCTTTATAATGTTTAAGTAGTGGGTGAAACGCCAACCACCGAGTCAACTTTCTCCATAAAGGTTCCAGATGAACTCGGTTTGGCGTAACTATTGCTATTGTGTGCGTATCAAAAAAATCATTAATTAGAAAATATACAACCTTATCTAACAATGTCTCAGATTTTCCTACCGCACGACCCGCTCTGAAAGAGATATAACTATTTGTGTCAGACAGCACATCTTCTTGATAATCTGCATGATCCCATGACTCATCGACTGTATTTCTAATAAACATAGGATTCCATAAAGGATGTTCTAATATCTCAAGCAAAGCTAATTCTGACTCAGATAGCTTCTCTACAATCATGTTTAACCTTCTTTATTTTTACCTGCAGCCTTTTGGATTGTGTATGTAGCCTGACCACTATAGTACATGCTATATGCAGACAGTGCCCACAAAACTAACCCATCCCAAACAAACTCCCCAGATTCTACTGGAATAGGTGCGCCCAAATAAACTAGGCCTACAAAAATTCCCGGAAGAATAACCGCGCCTGCTAGCCATGCAACTCGCTTAAAATCAAAATCCTTCCACCAAGAATAAATTTTATCAGTCTCTAAAGCCACAGATGTAACAACGCTCAGCAAATTAAGTGCTAATGTAACAATTAAATCAATACCTGTAATTTCAACCATCTTCAATATTCTCCTTTGTAATTCTGGTTGGTACAACTTTTGAATCATCATTAGTTCTATCTTCTAAATCAAAGTCATTTACAATAAATTTATAATCACACCGGGGACAAATAAACTGAAATTTAGACCCCTTATTATAGTTTTTCAGCCATATATTAGCAGATAATGTTCCGCACTCTGGACAATAAATATATGACAAACGCTCTTTCAAAAAAGATTTAGCCCTGCTTTTTAAATCGCTGATAAAATCTACTGGGGAATCTGATAAACTACCTCTATCTTTACGAGCAATTTTGAGGTCTTTTTGTAAAGAAATAATATCAGACCTCGACTTAGCAAGAATGGACTGAATACGTTTAAGATCCATAGGATCCATATTTTCCTTTTCGATCTCCTCTTGCCATCGTCTATTAAGTGCCTCCGACTGAGCTGTAGCTATAGCTAACTCTTCTAACTGGTATTTATCATTACTATTAAGATCTACAAGGTCATAATCTTTATATAGTTCTTGTAAAATCTCATCTTTCCGTATATTAATATCCACAAATATCTCCTAAATATCCACAAATTCTATATCAATTAAAATATCTTGTTCTTTTCTTCTTCTATATAGATTTCTTTGGTAAATTTTTACTAGTACCTGCAGCCAATCAGGCCAATCAGAATATTTTTCTGGTATAGAAAATTCTCTCGAACATTTACTGCAGATATAAAAAGATTCAGTAATAAACCTGCCACAAATAACACATTGTTTTCTAGTATATAAAAACTTATTACCTTTATACATATGTTAAAAATTCTATTGGTATTGAATTATCTATTAACCATGTAACGTTACTTTCAAATTTAAATGGGTTATTCATATATAATTTTCCGATATCAAATCCATAAGGGGTTTCATCTGGCCAGCTAATTACATTACAAGAAATTGTAACATTTTTTATCGATGTATTTCCTGCCCTATCATTATCTGGAACAAAGTAAATTTCATAATCGTTTAACAATGGTATCCATGAATCATCCCAAACCATGTTACCATAATTATGAGATACTGCATTAAAACCATATTGACTAAGTATAGGAACATCCATAACACTTTCTACTAGTAACACCTTCTTAATATCTGGGTCTAATTGGTCATACCCAAATAAACTAACTACACTACCTTTTGCCTCTTTAAAATATTTGTTTTTATCTCGCATTAATATAGCTTTTACGTTACCATTAACGTAAAAAGGTAGTGTGTAAAATCCGGCAAAGTATCCTAGTCTATATTTATCTATAGTTTTATCGGTAAATCCTCTAGCATACCAAAGCTCTCTAAAATCTTTTCCATATTCCCAGTATAATTTAGCAAGACTTGGATTAAGAGCGACGTCTTTTTTACTTAGTTTGAGATCCTTTACTGGCTCAGCTATAGATTCTGCTGAGGTAGGCTTCATTCCTACAAAATTAACCAAAAAGTATTTGACATCTCCAGAAATTCCTCTACTGTTCCAATGAAATAGATTTCTTTCTGAATCTATAACTAATGAATCATGTTCTAAAGTTCTTCTCCATCTACCACTACCAACTACTTTATATCTTAGTCCTACAGCTTCAACTATATTCATAGAATTTTAAAATTGTACGGGTCACCTAAATTTTTCACTATATAATCTTTTAATAATGTATAAGGGTCATCAGTATCTCCAATTCTTTCGCCGTCAATAATAATTGTATAATTATTTTTATCTCTATAATTGTCATATTTTACCCATGTCTGATGACCCTGCTCCCCAATAAGGGACATAAGACCACAGATATTCCCATATCCAACAAAACAATTAGTATCAGTAATTCTATTTTCGCCGTTTATCATAATCATTGGCAACAATTCTCCTTTATTAACCATCTAATTGCCTTAGTATCTGAATCTTCAATTATAGTATATACATGAAAAAACATACTTTTTACAGTTGTCATATCTGCTAATCTAAAATCCAAAAAAGTATAATTATAAGGTGTTATATACTCCTCTAAATCCCATTTAAGAGTATTTCTTAATAGATGTTGTTTTTCTGTAACAAGCATTCGCTTATCAATTTCTTTAACAATATCATAAATATAGGGATCATTAGGAACATTAAACTTTTCAAGAACTTTATCTTGTATGGATAACTCAATCTCTTTATATACAGGAAGATATGATTTAGCAATGGAGTTTATATCATTCAGATAAGCCTCTGACGCATCATGGAATAATGCTGCTTTAGCAAGGCTAATATCTCCCATCTTCATTCCAACTAGAGCGCAATTAACAGAATGTTGAGCTACAGAATAAAAATGATCAGTGTGCCCAGTAAACCTACATAACATAGATAATGAGTGTGCAATATCTTCTATATTTATAGAGTTCTTAGTTATATTATCGTAATTAAATTTGATTCCCGTATATGTTTGAATCCATTTGGACATTATTTATTAGTTCCTTTTTGCTTCTAAATTACTTTTAATAGTTGCGTTTAATGCTGAGAGTACTCCAGATGAAATAACAGTTATAATTCCTATACTGATAGATAAACCTATTTGATTAGTAATAGAATAAACCCATATAGAAATCAGTATTGACCAAATAAAACTTATTACAATGATAAGCAGCCCTATTTTCAGGATACCATCTTTATCCTCATTATCTTCATAGTTATTTTCATCGTAATCTACAAGACAATCTTCACAAACATATCCAGTAGTAGTTATTGGAATATTTCCTCCGGGACTATTACCAAGTTTCACCTGCTCAATAATAGTAGTATCCATATCTTTTTCTCCTAAATTTGAGATAATTCCTCTCTTGTCCTTAATACATAATCTTCACTTATATCGCATCCCCAATAATTTCTACCCAATTTTTTAGCTACTTTAAGCGTAGTGCCGGATCCAGCAAAAGGGTCTGCAATTAAAGAATTTTTCCATGACAACATTTTAATACATCGCATAGGCAGTTCTTCTGGGAAGGGGGCCGGATGCCAAGTTTTAGTCCCAGGAAATTCCCATAGTCCGTAAGCCCAATCTATAAATTCCTGTTTCTCTAAATCTGTCTCACCTTTCCACTGTAATTTTTTAATGTCCTTATAAAAAATTAAGATGTACTCAAAAGGTTTTGGAAAAGAGGGGGATGATGGGGATAACCATGATCCCCATGCACATCTATTAGACACATTTTTCTTGTCCCATATAATAGTAGTAAAAGTATTCCATCCAATATCTTCCATGAAGTTGATTATGTGTGCATGAGTTGGTATTGAGCCATTTTTACCATCACCTATATTAACTACACACCGACCACCAGACTTAGTTTTGCTATAAACTGTCGCAAAAACTTCCTTTAGCCATGATATATACTTATCGTGCGGGAGATCATCAGAGTAAGTATCGTACCCAAAATCATTGTATTTATTATCTCCTAGTGACACATTATATGGCGGAGAAGTTACTGTTAAATCTATAATATTATCTTCTAACTCATTAAGTCTTACTCTAGCTGGACCAATAACAACCTTATTAATCATATTACTAATTAACAGTTCCTAAGTGTTCTTTAAGTATCATGATGGAACTCTTCTCTGCGGATCCGTATTTGTCCCACTGATTTTCGCAGTAGGCCAAAGCTCTCTGCTCTTCGTCAGTAACATCAGGATCATCGCCCCACCCATCATACATTTCCTCTAAGCAACGCTTAAAAAATTGTTCTCTTGTCTCATCTTTTCTGGGCCTCATTGTACTCTCCGAATTTTCTTTCCACAAACTATAGCAATAAGCTTGAATCCTGTCCTGGCCCCAATCTTGTTTATCATCTTCATTACTAACTTGCTTAATACAGCGAGAGATAAATTCTTGTTTTGTTTCATTTTTATTAGGTGTAGGCATCTATACTCCTAAAAATATTTTTATTACATCAATGATAAAGTATGCTACCACCCCAAAGATTGTTGCGAATCCTATAGTGATAAGCACCCACAATATCCTAACCAACACTAAATTTTTCTCAAACTTTTCCTTATCCAAAAAGACGCCCCATTACGTACTGACGACACGAGGTACAGTGCCCCCGGAAATCAACTGTCCGCTTGTGGCAGTGCGGGCATACACGCTGTTCCCGCTCTTTAGGGTGATAACTCTGCTCACGTTCCCTTTCCCTCTGCCACGCATCAGCCTGACGATTTGGTCCGTAAATTGTCATTTAATCCTCCAAAATTTTAAAAATTAAAAACCGCATATATTATGCTAAATAAGAATCTAAAAGGTTACAAAATCTTTTATCCGCTGAATCTATTTGAGAATGTATATCAGTGGAATAATAATCAAATAACATTTGAAGAGTTAGTCCAGAAGCCAAAGAAAGAATAAGAAGTCTATCTTCTCTATTTAATTTTCTTAGCATATCTTTAATATCTTCAATTAAGTCTAAAGTATCGTTATTATTTCCAGAGTATTGTAGCGCATTTTTTACAACTTCAACACTCTTATAAGTTCTAACTCCCATTATATTTTTCTAATTTAACACTGTATGTCTTAGCTGTATCTAGGTGAACTGCTTTTAACTCGCCATCTTCCTCATAAATTTCATACGGAGGAGCATCATTACCAGAGGAGTTAATAAACCGATACTCTACAGGTAGAGAAGCTTCTTCCATATTACCATTTGATACATCTTTCATGTACATTTCAATAAGAAGCTGGACGAAGAATTTTTCACCATTATCTGTGTCAATTGCAATCAAATCACCATTGTCGTCATAAAAAACATCATACTTATTATCCATTTAAATATTTCTCCTTTAATTTAAGTCTTTCTTCATCATCACCGTCATTAAGCCACTCTACTAATTCTCTAAAAGTTTTTAGTACACTGTAATGATTAAACAAAATATAGACAAATAAATCTTGGCCAGACTCCCTGTTAAGAATCCACTCATTATACAACCACATTTTTTCTTCTCTGACCCAATTATTTAACAATACTTTGTATTTGTTATCCATCTAAGGAAAATCGCTCCCTTGCATTAGCACTCATAGTTTGAAAAACAGACAGTTTCATTTCTTCTGATTTTAAAATTCCTCTTAACTGAGTAATTTCTTTTTCCAAATCTGCTAAACTCCTTTTTAGAGACAACATTTCTTCTTTAGACTCTAGAGTATGACCGTTAACCATAAAAGTTTGTTCACAATGACTAACTGCTGGCGGTCTTCCACCAATATAATACTCAGGATTAGTCCTAACTTCTGTCATAATTTCTGCGCGTAACTCGTCTAGCCTGTCTTCTAAATTTTGTTGTTTTCTTAAAGCTATACCTAGCTTTACCCATGCATCTGTATAACTACTAATATCT